GGTGGTTATATTACTTATATGAGAACTGATAGTAAAGTTTATAGCGAAGAATTTATTGAAAAAGGAATAGAATATATAACAGAGAAGTATAATAAAGATTTTATCAATCAAAATATGGATTTAATTACGCAAAGTTTAAATAATGAAGAAAAACCAGAAAATAAAAAGAAAAGTAAGAAAAAGAAAGAAGAAAATAATAACGCTCAAGAAGCACATGAAGCTATAAGACCGACAAATATTTATATAGAATCAATACCACAAGATGAAGATGTATTTACAGCAAGACACAGAAAATTATATAAATTAATTTGGAATAATACATTAGAAAGTATGATGGCTCCAGCAATTTATAATCAGTTAGTAGTTAAAGTAAGTGCTCCAGAAAATTATTATTATAAATATAGTGCGGAAGAAAATATATTTCCAGGATGGAAAGCAGTTCAAGGTGTAGAAGAAGATAAGAATTACTCGTATTTAAAAAATATAAAAGAAGGTTTAATTGTCCCTAAAAAAATAATATCAAAACAAACATTAAAAGATTTAAAATCGCATTATACAGAAGCACGTTTAGTTCAATTATTAGAACAAAAAGGAATAGGTAGACCTTCAACATTTTCATCGTTAATTGATAAAATTCAAGAACGAGATTATGTAAAAAAACAAAATGTAGAAGGTAAGAAATTAGAAATAATAGATTATACATTAGAAGATAATAATATAAAAGAAGAGCGAGGAAGTAAAGAATTTGGAAATGAAAAAAATAAATTAGTAATAACACAAGTAGGTGTATTAGTAATAGAATTTTTAATAAAATATTTTAATAATCTATTTGAATATGGTTATACAAAAACTATGGAAGATGATTTAGATTTAATAGCTCGTGGATTAAAAGAATATCATGTATTATGCGATGATTGTAATAAATTTATAGATAATTTAGTAACTACAAATTCATTATTAAATAATAGTAGTATAAGTTCAGCGGAAAAATTAAAGATAAAATTAGATGATAAACATACATATTTAATTGGTAAAAACGGGCCAACAATAAAATTTTTAAAAGATGATGGTTCGGCGGGATTTTATGGCGTTAAACCAGAAATAGATTTGGAGAAATTAAAAAATGGTGAATATAAATTAGATGATATAATAGTATTAAAGGAAGATAATACAAAAAATTTAGGAATACATAATGGTTTACCTGTATATTTAAAAGTCGGTAAATTTGGATATTATTTGGAATGTGGAGAATTAAGAAAATCCTTGAAATCAGTAAAGATAAATGTTCCGTTTAAGAATATTCAGTTAGATGATGCGATAAGTATATTAGAAGATGCTAGTCAAATAGATACTTCAATATTAAGAAAGATAGATGATAATTTGTGTATAAGAAATGGTAAATATGGACCATATATCTTTTACAAAACACCAAGAATGAAAAAGCCACAATTTATGAAATTAGCAGGATTTGATGATAATTTTAAAACATGTAAAATAGAATATTTGAGAGCATGGATAAAAGAAAAATATACAATATGAGTAAATAAATTAATAAATTATTATAATTTATTTATTACGAACAAGTATAATTAGTATTATTAAGAAATAGTACTTTAGGTTGATTGCTATATGCACCTTGAGCAGTTAATACCCCAGACAAAATTCCAACAAATATACATGTAATTATCCAACCAAAAACAGTTTTTAAAAGAATTTTTTTATTAATAGCAGTTTTCCAGTGTTTTTCACAAAGTGCTACACCACATTCAGCACCAACTTGACAATGTGTGGTAGAAAGAGGAATTTTTAATCTACTACCAGTAATAATTACTAATGCAGAACCTAATTCTACGCATGTACCACGAGAAGGTGTAATTTTACATAGTTTTTCACCTAACGCACGAATAATTTTTTTACCATATATTAATAAACCAATTGCGATACCAACACCACCTCCTCCTAAAATCCAATAAGCGTCATCACCAAGGTCATTTTTTTTAGTAATAACACCATTATCTCTATAGATAACATAAATAGCAGCAAAAGGGCCGATGGCATTAGCAACATCATTAGCTCCGTGACTAAATGAATCACATATAGCGGAAAAAACTTGCAAATATTTATATGTTTCTTCTATTTTAGGGTCAAATTTTTCGGCCTTATCATGTATTTCAAGAACAGTTTTTAATTCTGCTTCATTATTAATATTGTAATCTTGTTGATTATTTTCTATAGTGGTTGAAATTTCTTCGATATTAGGATTATTAGATATTTTTTTATTAACATAATTTTTAATATATGGTATAAAAGGAACAGTAATAAGAGCACCAACAGAACCAATACCAAATGAAATAGCAAATGCTTGTCCTACATCAATTTTATTAAGACCAAGACCTTTAGCGCCTTTATAAATAATAAAAAAACTATTAATAACTAATGTAAATCCAACTAAAGAAGGATATACAACAATTAACATTTTAGAATCAAAAGGACGTCTTAATACTAATGTTCTATTTAATAGATAAATAAAAGAAGCAATAATACTGGAAAATATAGGAGAAATAAACCAAGATAAAACAATACCTGCTACACCACCAACATAAGGAAATGTGGAAACTTCTTTTGTCCAAATAACACATTGTGTTCCTTTTAAAGCAATTGTCATTCCAATCATACCACCAACACAAGAATGTGTAGTAGAAACAGGCATTTCTAAATAACTGGCAGTAAATAACCATGTAGCAACAGATATAATAACCCACATACAACCGTATGCTAGTAATTCTGGATCGTCTTCAAAGCAACTATAATCAGAAATTCCTTTGCGAATAGTATTTGTTACATGACTACCCATTAAAATTGCTCCAGCACTTTCAAATACAACAGCTAATCCAGATGCTTGTCTGATAGTTAATGCTTTAGATCCAACAGATGTAGCAAATGCATTAGCGGCATCATTTGAACCAATACCCATAGAGGCAATAACTGCGCTAATACCGCCAACAACAACAACCCAAAGGTACATTTAATAAATAATAGAAGGTGATTGTTTTTAATATATTTTTTTAAAATTGATAAATATAATAATATTTAAATTATTATAAAAATGTCATATGAAAAAGAGAATGGTAAAATAGAATTAATTTATGGTTGTATGTTTTCGGGTAAAACAACAAAATTAATAGAAAGATATAATGAATTAAAAGATGAATTTAGATGTAAATGTATAAATTATATTTTTGACAAAAGATATACAAATGAAAACAAGATAGTATCTCATGATAAAAAGGATATGGAGTGTGATTGTTATCAAGATTTAGGAGATTTTATAAATGAGAATGGTAATAATATTTATAGTTATGATTATATATTTATAAACGAGGCTCAATTTTTTGAGAATTTAGAACAATTAGTATTATTTATGTGCCATGTATTAAAAATAAATGTAGTATTATGTGGTTTAGATTTAGATTATAAACGTGAAAAATTTGGAGAATTAATGAATTTAAAAAGTAGAGCATCAGAATTAAATCATATGAAGGGAAAATGTGATAAATGTGAAAACGAATCATTATTTACTCATAGATTGGTAGATAATGATAATCAGGTATTGATAGGTTCAAGTGAATATATTCCAGTATGTGAAGAATGTTGGAATAAATTAAATAAAATTTAGATTCTAAAAGGTTTTCTTACATCATAAGTTTTCATTTCATTACGTATTTGATTAAATTCCAATGTTAAAGAAATATTAAAATTACCTAAATCAACAGGAAGACCATTATGATAGCGGAATTTAATTTTTAATTTAGATATTTTTTCTATTGGAGGTTGATAATAACTTAGAGAATCAATAAAATCATCTTTAGTAGTTAAACTTTGATTAATTGAATTTCCATTATAAGTATTATATTTAATAGGAATTTTAGCAAAATAAGAATTAACTAAACCAGTATTAGTATTATTTAGTCTATCATTAATAAATGGTTTAATTTCATCGGAAGTATTATATTTATCAATTTCTAAATATATAAATTGATTTTGATTTAATTCAATTTGTTTGGGGGGAATAATAGCTCCGACGGCGCTGGTAGGTACAAGTTGGTTGGAATTATAATAAAAAAATATATCAGAATTACTGGTATCATGTACAGCATGCGATTCAACCCATTGTTTATTATCAAAACCTAAATTATGTCCTAATCCCCAATTAGAATGTTGGTCATATACATTATTATTACATGGACTATTAGAAGAAGTATTATAACTAATATCTGGATCAAAAAATATAAATGAAAAATCTTTATTGGTACTTGTAAAATGTGGTTTTTGAGAAACATTATTAAAGTCGACATTAAAGACATTATTAGGTGTCCAAGCACTGCCAAATCCTAATCTAACTTTATTTTGTATTGTATCACATATATGAGAATTACTATAATAACCATCATCTAAAGTAATGAGTAGTTTATCAGAACCGTTTTTGACGATCATTTTATTATTTTGTAAATGTTCACTAATATTATATAATTTATTAGGGATTTGTATATTTAATAATCTAATAGATTCAACATTAGAGTATGTTTGTGGTAGTGAAACTTCAAATTCATTGGGATTAGGCCATCTGGTTTTATCTCTATCGTTAGTATCAATTGATAAAACTTTTCTATCTAAAGTAAAATTTTGAAGTCTTTCTATTAAAAACTCTTCCATAATTATAATTATAATTATAATAATAAAATAAAATAAATATATTTATCTCAAAATATATTTATATATATTAGATAAATAATGTCTGAGCCTTCGGAATTAGATAAAGCAAATGCGATGATTGATAGAAAAGGTATATTTGGTTTTGGATTTAGTGCTAATTCGAATTTAGATTTAATGAATTTAGTAGTATTAGCAGTAGCAGGAATAATTGTAAAAATATTTTTTGAAGAAAATCATACTAAATTAGGTAATAGTGGTCCAGCATCAACAACAATCTGGGGTTATGGTTTAACAGCAATAGCATTATTTTTAATGCTTTTTATGGCAATATATTTATCAACTAATAAAAAGATATTAGAAGATAGTGGAAAAAATGAAAGTATTTTTATGTATTATTTTAAAATTTTATCAGAAGGAGCTTTACCAGTTTTATTAACATTAGGACTTATAATTTATATAATAGTATTAAATTACATGTATTTTACAAGAATAAATTCAAATAAAGTAAGCAATAGTTATCCAATATATTCATTTTTTAGTTCATTATTAGTAATAGTACAGATAGGTATAATTATAAAATATATGTATAGTATATTGAAACGTATAAATACAAAAGATAACAATCCAGAAACTAAGAAACAGGAAGCTATATTAAAAGGTTTAAGTTTAATAACGATAACTGTAAATTATATTTTTGTAATGATAATACATATATTATTAGCATTTTTTTCAACAGATGGTTAAGATATATCTAATAATTTCATTTTGCTTTCTGTTTTATTATTTTGAACAAAAGAAATAGTATCTTCAACTAAAATAATTTTAAAAGTAACTCCAATATTTTCTTTGGTTTCCCAAAGACCAGATATTTTAAGAATTAAAGATTTATTAGAATATTTATTATTATTATAATTAATATTATTAATAGAACTATCATTATAGCAATATTTAATAAATCCATTATTAAGTAATTCAGAAATTTTATGAACTTTATTTTTATTAGAATAAATTAAATTTAAGATATAGTTTTCTATTTCAGAAATTTTATCAATATGTATTTTATTATCGGAGTAATTAAATAGAATTTTTTCTTTATTTTGATTAATATTATGTAAATTAAATAAAATGTATAATCCATTTAAAGATATAAGTTCGTTAGAATAAACAATTTTGTAGAAATTGCTATATTGCATAACACTGTTTTTGATAGGATCACAAATAATAATATGATTTGTATTAATATTTTCTACATTTTCCGCTATCATTTAAAGTTAAATTAAATTATCAAATTAACTTTAAACAATTTTTATAAATATAAAAATTAAATTTTATAATATAATAATGTTATTGAAAGACAATTTTATTAATTTATTAGAGAAATCTAAATTAAATAATTTAAATAATAAATATGTTGATTATATTAATAATTTATCAAATGATTTAAATAATATACCTAATTTAATTTTATATGGTCCATCTGCTGTAGGTAAATATAGTGAAGCATTAAAAATAATAGAAAAGTATAGTCAAAGTAATTTAAAATATGAAAAAAAAATTATAATAAATTCATCAAAAAATGAACATATATTAAAAATTAGTGATATACATTATGAAATTGATTTGGAAAATTTAACTTGTAATTCTAAAATATTATTTAACGATATTTATAATAATATAATAGATGTTATACAAAGTTCTAAACAAAAAACTGGAATAATATTGTGTAAAAATTTTCATAAAATAAATAATGAAATACTTGAAAATTTTTATAGTTATATGCAGAAAAATTTAATAACTAATATAATATTAAAATTTATATTAATTACAGAACATTTAAGTTTTATACCAAATAATATTCAGGATATATGCAAAATATTGTATTATTCTAAATTAAGTTACTCTAATTATATAAAATTAGCTAATAATAATAATAAGAAATTTTTATTAAATAAACAGAAGAGTGAAGTGGATAAAAATAATATGGGATTTTTGTCAAATATATCTTCAATAAATTTATTAAAATATGTAGATATTGATAATTCCAATGAAAATATTTTGAATATTAAATTATCTATATGTGATAAAATTGTTAGTATAATATTTTCTAAAAATATTAATTATAATTATATAAGAAATGTTTTATATGACATATTGATATATAATTTGAATATATATGATTGTACTTATTATATTATTAGAGAAGTAATAAAAAAAAAAATAAATATATCAAAAAATGATATATCTGATAATTTTATTAATATAATTTTAGTGAGAACTTGTATTTTATTTAAATATTATAATAATAATTACAGACCAATTTATCATTTAGAGGCATTTATATTATATTTAATAAAGTTAGTAAATGAAAATGAATGTTAATAGTGCATTAAAAAAATTAAACTTAGATAGTAAATATAATTCAAATAATATTACAGAATTAAGTAATAGCGAGTTAAAAAAAGCATATCATATTATGGCATTAAATTATCATCCTGACAAAAATAAACATCCTAAATCTAACCAAATGTTTCAAGAAATAGGAGATGCATATTCGTTGTTATATAATATTATTAATTCAAATATTTATAATATATATGAAAATAATACAGAAGAAGAATTATATGATACACCATATACAGATTTGATGATTAATTTTTTAAAAATATTATTAAAATCTCATGATAGTGGAGAGATACATAAGTTTCAAAAAAAATGTATAATATATAGTGGTAAATTATTAGATCAATTATTTGATAAAATTAATATTAATGTATTAGAAGATTTATATAAATTTGTAGTAATTAATTCATTAAATTTATCAGAAGAAACTATTGAAATGATTAAAGATATTATAAACTCTAAGTTAAAATTATACAATAGATATATAATTAATCCATCATTAGAAAATGTATTTAATTGTGAAATTTTTAAGTTAGAAATAGATAATGATATAGTTTATGTTCCATTATGGCATCAAGAAATGCTATATGAGAATATTATTATTAAAATACAGCCTTTATTACCTCAACATATTACCATAGATGAATACAATAATATACATATTAAATATAATAATAAATTTCAAAATATAATTGATTTAATTAATAAAGATATTTATACAATTGAAGTTGATAATTATAAAATACCGATTGAAGAATTAAAATTAAAAAAAAATCAGACATATTTATTTAAAAACAAAGGTATACCAGTTATTAATTCTTCTGATATATTAGATCATAAAAATAAATCAAATATTTTAATTCATATTACATTAGAATAAAATTTATAAAAAAAATATAAATTTTATTTTGGTTTTATTTTGGTTTTATTTTGGTTTTATTTTGGTTTTATTTTGGTTAAGCCTCTGTTGTTGCTCCCTTCTTCTTAACTACACGCTTCTTCTTTGGAACATCTTCCGTTACAACTGCCTTAACTTCTTCCTTAACTTCCTCCTTAACTACAACTGGTTCAGACACATCGACCTCTACATCATCATCATCATCATCATCATCATCAGAATCATCTACTTTTGTATTTGAAACAGCCTCTACAACTTCATCTACCTCTTCCTGCTTAGCAACACTCGCATTCATTACCGCCTTATCTTTTGACGATAGAGTAATATGACATTTGCCAGCAAGAGTGGCTCGCGGCTTAACTACTGCCTGAAACAGCCTCCATGTAACACCAAATTTGCCATTAGCAACCCAAATTCCACCACAAGATAGAAGTGTAGCAACATGAGAACCCTTAGTTACAAAATCCATAGGAACATTATCATTATCAGTGGGAAATAGTCGAACCTCATTATCATCATAAATTTCAGTATTTTTATATTCACCTTCCCAAAAGTTTAGTTTTACTTTTAGTGTAGGAGCACGCGAATAATCAAATTCACCTGTCTCCTTATCCTTGGGATAACGAAGCATAGGTGTCCATAGAGCATCAACTGCATCTGGTGTCATTTTTGACTTATTAAGCCAATCCTTGCTATTTGTAATAGCATCAGATTTTAGACGCTTCTCCAGATCCTGCATATTCTTAAGAAATGCTACACAATCTGGATTGTTATATTCATCATTAGGAAACTGAAGAGCCATATCATATGATTTTGAGCCCGTCTTATCATCTACATATTCATTTACTCCCCATGTTAGCATTAGTGGTGTGCTTAGATAAACACCTTTCTTACTTTTCGCATTTAGGATTCCGACCTGCTTACGGCCATTTGCGTTAACCTTTGCCTTGGTAAAGACAACATCGTTAGCAACATCGAAATCAACACCTGAGAGGATTTGAGCCATTGTTATTTTATAATACTATTAATATATTTTTATCTTTAAATCAATTTTTTTTTAAATATATAACTTTTTTTTATTTTTTTTTTCTTATTGTACCTTATATGCTGTTTAATTATTTATAAAATTATCAAATATAAATAATTAATATTTATAGATTATCGGTAAAAGTAACTGATTGACTTGTTAAATCCGCTTTCATTAAAGTGTATGCTGTATCCCATATATTGCTTGTATATGGTGTACTTTCTGTATTTCTCTTCATTGAGTGAAGAATAACTGTTCCACTTTTTTGTATAACATAATCAAATTCTATAGTGTATTCAATAAGTCTTGAATTATCTACTGTATCTCTTATTTCTTTTGTAGTTCTAAGATTTCTAATATTTAAGTATGCGTCTGTAATATTTGTTAAACCATTGTATACTGGATAGCTTGCGATTGTTAATCCCATTATATTATATATAATATATTATAATATTTGTTTAAATATTATATAATATAAAATATTTATTTATTTTTTTTATTTTTTTTATTTTACGAGTTTTTACCATTTATATATCTAAATATTTTAACGACGACTTATATTACATTTATTACATAAAATATTTCTAAATTTTCCTGTGGCGTGGTCGTGGTCTAAAGTTTTTTTTCCAGAACCTACATTACCTTCGTGTAATTTACAATTACAAAAATTACAAAATTCAGTTTCAAGATATATTTTATATACTGCGTCAAATTCTTCTTTATTATCAAATTTAACTCCTCGTTTTTTCCATTTTTTTTTTCGTTCTGTTTTTTTGCCTGCTTCAGTTTGTCTATATTCTTTATCGTAAGAAAGTTTAGCTTCAGGATTAGCAGCATATCTATCTTTTGCTGCTTGTAATTTTGGTTCTGGATTAGCATAATATCTTAATGAATCTTTTATACTTAAATCTTCTTTATTTTCTTCTCTATATATTTTACTATATTCATGCAAATATTCTTGTCTATTTGTAGTCATATTTACTTTAAATAATAAATTGTTTTTATTTCAATTTTAAAAATTAATTAAAATTGAAATTATTGTTTTTTTTTGGATTTTTTTTCTTACGCTGTAGCCTCTGGAGCGGCTTTAGTTTGCTTCGGAAAATGCGGCCCCATGTAGCGCTGAAGATTAAAGTAGGTAAGCGCAACCTCATCATCAATCTTGAGTAGGGCTTTTAGTGGAGCATCAGGGTTGATTTTGCGACCATTCTCCTTGTCCTGGAGGCTGTGAGCACGAATGTATTTGTTGATTTCACGTGTAACATCAGTGCGGGCCATTTCAGAACCTAAATCTTTGCCTAGGAAGACAGCGAGTTCATCACTAATTAGAGATGGTTTTACGAAACCACTTGGGGCACGTGTGCCTTTACGTTTTTTTTTGTTGTTAAGTTTCTGGACAATTTTGAGCTGTTTGACGGTTTTGCGCTCAAGGTTCTTGAGTTCAGTTTTGAGCGAACCGAACGAAGAAAGCATTCCCTGGAATTTCTGAATGAATTCCGAGAAGTTATCGGTGATAGATGTTTCAGTAGCATCAGTCGCAACAACAACATTCTGAACTTCAACTGGTGCATCAACAGCGGGCGTAGTTTCTTTCTTGGAACGAGGTGTGGTCGCTTTCTTTGCAGCAACCGGAGCAGGCGCTGGAGCAGCGGCTTTAGTGGATTTCGATTTTTTGGCATCAACTGGAACAACTTCAACAACTGGAGTTTCGACTGGCTTTTTGGTAGCAGCTTTCGAGGGCATCTTTTTATAATTATCTATATTATTATCCTTTTAAGTTCTTTTAAACAAATAATATATTATTTAAACTTTTAAATATTTTTAAACATCATTTATGCTAAAGATTTTTTTTTTAACTTATTTTTTAAATATTTTTTAATTTTTAACGAAATTAATAATTAACAGATTCATATAACCAAGGAAGTGCTTCTGCTGCCGATTCATTAACTAAAGTTAAACAAGATAATATATAATAACAACCTAAAGCTTTTGAATCATTATTTATTCCTTTATTTATAAATTCATCTATTATTGTTACTGATATCTTTTTTATTACATTATAACTATAATTGTGTAATGTATTCATATTTATTGACCTAAATGGTATACCTGAAGGATAACATATTTCTTTCTTTACTTGTTGACTTAAATTCGCTCTATAATGCCATAAATCACATAATTCTCTCAAAAATTTAATTAACTGATATCTATTTAAACTTGTTAGCCAATTCATATTAGTATAATTACCTAAACTATCCATCTGTTGAAATAAAGTTAAAATTTTCATGTTTAATTTTCTTGTTTCATCCATTTTTTCTACATTTTCATAATCTATATTTATTTTTATGTTTAATAATTTGCTATACTTTATAAAATACATCATATTATAAAATACTTCTTTATCTATTAGTTTGGTTGAAAATGGGTTTGTTACTTTACTTTCATTTTTTAAATATAAATTGTAAATCGATAATATATCAAAAACATAAATAAATTTATCTTCATCTTCGAAACTAAAAAATTGACTATATGGTATATCTTTTAATTCATCTAATGTTGCAAAATCACAATCATTTGTACATCTTCCTCTATTATAAAATCCTGGACCATGTAATGCTATATAATTTTTTACCAATATCTTTCTTACTATTTTTTGAATATATATACTATAATATGAATAATACATATGATTGTAAATTCTTTTTTTTAATTCATCCTTATTACCTGATAATCTTATAAAATGTTCTTTACTTATTTTTTTTAATTGTTGAATATTATAATTTATATCAATTAAATTTGAATATTCAGATAATTTTGGTATTACAAAATCATCATCGTTCACTTTTGTTCTTGGTTTTTTATGTGGTAATTCTTTATTTAACAAATATTCGCGAAGTGTTTCTTCCTTGGTTATTATAACATTTTCATTGCTATTAAGAGTATTTATATTCATTACTTGAGATCTATTTTTTTTCTGTTTCTTTATCATTATATATAATATAATATTTTTTCTTTATTTTATTTATATTATCATATACATTTATTAAAATAATATAAATAATTTCTTTAGATAATGAACTAAATTCTTTATTTAATAATATTTGTATAATATAATTATGATAATAGGATTAGAAAACGATATATTTTCTATGTTTAATATGAATTTATTTGGTCATGATCCAATACATGATTTTAGAATGAGTAATAGATTAAATAAACCGCAGATTAAAACTATATTATTAGAGATTCATGATATATATCAAAGAAAAAAAATTCTAACACCTTTAATGGGTGGATTAAAAGAAATGCCATATGATAAAAAATTATCATTAAGTAGAACACAAACAAAATCAAATAAAAGTCAAAGTAAAGAAAAATTACAAATAGATTCAAAAAAAGTCAATATTAAATCTTTAGTAAAAGAATTTAGTATAGAAATTATGTTTTTAATAGGAAATTTAACAAGTTACGAAATAAATTCAATAAAAAAAAAATTTCCTAATAATATTACAGATAAAATTATTTCAAGTGCAATTGAAAAACGTTATTTTGATATAAAAAAAGGTGGTAAAAAAACTAAAAAAAATAAGAAAATTAAAACAAAAAAAAAGCAAATAAAATCAAAAAATAAAATTACAAAAAAAAAATACAAAATAAGAGCAGGAATGGGTGTACATGAAAGAAATAAATTTAAAAGAGATAATCCTGAATGGGAAACTCGTGGAGAAGGTAAAGAGGAAGAATACCAACATCCATTAACAAAAGCTTGGTTAGGTATCAGAGAGGCAAGAGCGGCTGTTAATGAAATGGAAAGATTAGAAGCATCAAAAAAAGAAGTAGCAGAAGAAGTTGAAAAAGAAGTAGTAGGAGAATTAGCAGCAGAAGTTGCCGATGAATCAAAAAAAATAGAAGAATTAGATAAATTATTAGATATTTCTGAAGATGAATTAAATGAAAAATCAAGCAAAGAACTACAATTAATATTAGACCAATTGAAAAAATTAGATGAAGAATTACCAGATGATTTATCAGAAGAAATAACTGATAAATTAGCAGAAAAAACAGAATATATTTCAAATTTATTTGATGATAAAAAAGCTGCTGAGAAAAAAGCAGAACAAGTTGAGAAAAAAGCAATACAAGATGAAGAATTTGAAAAAAAAAGACTCGCAGAAGAAGCAGAAATAGATGAAGCAAATAAAAAAGCAGAAATAGATGAAGAAAAACAACCAGAATTAGAACCATATTTACAATTACAAGAAATTCAAAAAAATGAAGATAAAGCAGAAGAAGATGAAATATATTTTAAACAACAAGCAGAAAAAGAAGAAGATTTACAAAGAGAAAATATTACAGGGGAAGAATTAAGTAATGAAATAATTAAATTATTTGCAAAAATTGGTTTAAATTTATGCGATGAAAATGTTTTAGATAATGATTTAATAAAAGTTCAAAAAAATATATTAGAAAAATTTCTTGAAACTAAAGATGTTTCCAAAAGAACTACAATGCCAAGTATTGATGCATCTTTAGAGGAAGGTTTTATTAAATATTTAAGAGATAAACAAATAATATTTTATGAAGAAAATAAAGCAACAACTACAGAATTGAATGAAGAACTAAAAAAAATTATAAATGAAAATGAAGATAAAAAATATATTATTAACAATGGTGCTATTTTAACAACAAGTAATTTGTCAAAAAATATAGTAGGATCTGCTACAAGTATAATAGATTCTGCATCGGGAGGATTTGGTGTAAGTGAAAATACTTATCCAGATACAGAAGTTGGAAATATGGATGTTATGTTTACATATAAAACACATACAAAAAGTTTAAAAAAGAAAGTCTATCATATTAAATTAAAAAATAAAGGTAAAAATTATACCGTATCTATTAATTGTTATTTACCATATACAAATAGATTTAGCACAGAAAAAAGAGACGGACGTCCAGTTGAATCTATTAAATTTCATACAGGAGAATTTGAAATTGATCCAAATAAAATGAAAAATGAAAATAATAAATTAGTTGCTCATGTTGCTTATTTTAATGCGTTAAAAATATTATTGAAGCAAGTAGAAGAATGTACTTATTTTGATTGGGACATTTTGTCTTACAATAGAGACTTTCTTAATCAATTTATTAGAGAATATCATACAAAAGCAGTAGGGGATTTACTTCAGGAATTAACTTCTATTTTGAAATTTGGAGGCTTTGAAGGGCATAATATAGAAATTCCCATTTATAAAAAAGGTTCAAAAATTTTAAAATATGGAGATATACTACGTTTATTTTTAGCGTCTGATAGACCCTCGGCTGTAAGATTTATGTTATTTAAATTACATTTAGATCCTGAATTTGTAAATCAATTAGCATATGGTGGTTTTTATGGTCCTGCTAATAACCCTAAAAGATATATTATAGCTTAAGTTTTATTAATATTTATTAATTAAACTTAAACAAATTACTTTACATTTAAGCTCTAAGTTGTAACATCATACGTGCTTTTTGTCTTTTATTTAAATTTGGATCATTTTTAATTTCTTCCATTCTTCTACGATTTTCTTCTTTTTCTTGTTTTGCTTCATGTGCTTCTCTAACTGCATTATTTGCTTCTCTAATTGCATTATTTAATCTTTCTCTATCAGCAGAAGTTGGTTTTTTTAACTTTTTAAGCTCTTCTTTTTTTTTCTTTTCTTTAATTTTTTTAACTTGTAGAGTAATTTTATCTAAAGCTTTCTTTTGTCTTTCAAATGTATATATACCTTTGGCTGTTCTTTTAAATTTTTTAGTGACTGCTCTTTTATTTCCTTTTCCTTTTCCTTTTTTTCGTGTTCTTTTTAATTTTTTATTCATTTATATTATTAAAATATTAAAATTTTAATGATATTGAAGAACAGACATTCTTAAATTACTGAGTAAAAAGTTAATCTCTCTACCTTTCTTTTGAGATTTTAAATGTAAATATATTTTTTCCATAAATTTAAAATTAAGAAGGAGAGAATTATCGGTTGCAACAGAAGACATATAATTAAAGAATTGTTGCATATTTCGGAGAGAATTACTAAATTTAATAGTATTCTCTCTTGAAACAGAGATTTCAGAATTAACAAATAATTTATAATTAAATATAAGGTATAGTTTCAACATATAATAACTGAAAATATGTGTATTCTCTCGATATTTTAAAGTATTTTTATTATATTTGGAGAGAATATCAATATAAGTAGTATTATTATGATATACAATTTTGGTTGTTTGGAAGAAGGAATGTATAATTTCAAATTTCATGATAGTTTCGAAAATATGGTTGTAAATTTTAAATTTATGATTATGGTCGGAGAGATTGCAACTTTTTGAATAAATATATGAATAAATAACATTATTAAAAAATTCACCCCAAAATTCTACTAAACATTCTTGTAATCCTAAGTCATTCTCTCTACCTAAATTGAAATTATTTAAAAATTTATGATATAATTTAAATTCTTTCGAATTTTTTATCTTTGCCGACGAGATAAAATCCCATATATATTTATCTACTCCAAAATTATGTATTAATTCATGAGAAAATACTTTAAAAAACTCCTCTTCTCTATAAACTACAATTTTTCCGAGAGAAACACACCCATAACAGAAACCTCCATTAGCATTAGTAGCACCTAATACATTCTCTCGTTTTTTCTCTAATTTTCTCTTAAATGGAGTAAAAAATAGATAAATACTTAATCCTGTATCAGAACAGGTATTATTTTTGGTAAGATTAGTTATTAAATAAATTTGCGCCATCATATTTTTAATAATTTTATCAAGTGTTTTAACATAATTCGGAGAGATTTTAGAGTATTTAAATAAATTAATAGTAATATATTTGTTTTTATATGGTAATGTATAAATTACGAGAGACCCAGGTTTATTTTTAATATATTCTTTAATATTATCATCAATATAACGATTATTAACAAAATGTTGATTGTATATGTTTTGTAATAAACTCCTATATTCTCTCGAATTATTATCATATATCTTTCTAAAAGTTTGAATATTACATAAATCTTTGTCTAAAATATCATAAATGGAATCTAATTTATCATAAACAGTTTTTTGTAATTGAGAATAACAAGATGTTTTTTTACTATTATCGAGAGAGAAATTGAAAGCATTATTGGATACTTTCAATAAATTATCATAATAATCAATTAAAAACGTAGATTCAGATGATACATTTAACATATTACTTAGTTAATATATATAAATATTTTAATACAAAATAGTAAAATATTTATGTAATTATAATGTGTGTTAGGCGGGAGTAGTATTATCATTAGGATTAGCAAAAGGAGCATCAGCATTGGGAACAGGAGCATCAGCATTGGGACCAGGAGCACCAGGAGCACCAGCAGCGTCAGACCCAGCAACAGGAGCACTAGCAACAGTAGAACCAGCAAGAGGATCACTAGCAACAGGAGCAGCACCGGGAACAGGAGGAGCATCAGCGGGAGCACCAGCAACAGCAGGTGAAGCAGCATCAGGACCAGGAACAGGAGGAGCAGCAGCGGGAGCACCAGCAACAGCAGGTTCAACAGGAGAAGCAGCATCAGGATCAGGACCAGGAGGAGCTGCAGGAGGAAGAGCAGCATCGGTAGGATTAGCAAGAGGAGGATTAGGAATATGAGAATTAGTATCGGTAGGACTAGCGGTTAAACTTTCTACTATTTTTTGTTTATTTTTTAAGTTTTCTAATTCTTCTTCCTTATATGCTATTTGTTGTTTTATTAAATCTTTATCACTCATTATTAAAAGTCCTTCATCAAATTGAAATGTAATTCCATCTCTACCAAGATTAATTAATTTAGGTATTCGTGTTTGTAAATTTTTATGTAATTTTCTAATAGAAACACCATCAAATTCATCAATATCCTTATCTATATCATTAAGAATATTTCTAAACATACCAAAGTTTCCAGCAAATATATTATTTAATGCAGTTCGAACTTGATAACTCTCGATCATACCTTGTTTCGTGGGTTGTTTACCTAAAATTTCTACAGTAAATCTATAATCTAAACGAGATGCTATTTTATATTGTCTATTTTCTAATTGCGCGTCATCCATAGCATTTTCTAAATCTTTAATATTTTTATAAGTTTTAAATATAAAATCTCTAATTTTTTTATTTTTAAGATTGAAAAACGAATCAGTTGAAAAAAGATTAGCTTTTTTAAATTCGTTTTCAATTGCTTCGGTTTCATTTAAATTAGATTCTTTATTTTGATCAATTATACCATTATGTTTATTTGTAAAATCTATAGTAGAAGATTTAAACGCTGTGTCTAATTTTGTTTTGAAAGTAATTGCTAATGCTTTTGCTACCGAAATATAAATACTTAAATTATTAATTATAGTTGAAAAATTCTTTTCAAACATATCCATTAAATCATCTATATAATCACCAAAAAATTTTTGCATTTCAGATTCTCTTACTTTTAATTCATTTGAAAAAACGTGATAAATTCCATATGTAGAATAGTATACAAATTCAATGAATAATAGTCTTTCTCTTTCACTAGTTTTTCTATTAAATAATCCTTGAAACATTTTTTCTTTAGAATGTTTTATTATATCTCTTCTTGAACCCATAGATGGCGTAAAAAAAGGTCTTCCACCGTGTTGTGTATTGAGCTCGTCCTCCTCGAGCTGGAAGTCGACATCGCCCTCCTCCTCCTCTTCAACCTGCTCCATTGGCGGCGCAGCAGCCGGCGGGGCCGCCTCGTCCGGAGGCTCGAGGATGAAGTCGGGTTGAGGCACGCCCGCCACATCGCTCTCGCTCTCCGAGCCGTCAACAGAGCTGGCGGGCGGCATGCGGGAGGGAGGCGCAGAGGGCGGCTGGTACTCCCACGACTCCTCCATCTCCTCCTCCTCGTCGTCTTCGCCCTCGCCCGGCTTATCAAATACTTGACTAATTTTTTCTGTTTTTTTCTGGATTTTATCAACTTCAATCATAATATACTCAACAAAATCTTTATATTGCATCAATTTAAGAACATTTACTGTAAATTCTTTAGTAATAGATAAAAATTGCTTCTGTTTTTCAGCATTTAATTTACAGACAGCATAATCAGGTTTATTTTTATCGGGATTTACATCGAACATCGCTATATCTATAAATTCCCCCACCGCTAACGTCGTTGTTAATAATTCAGTATTAAAATTTGGAACAAATTCAGGAATCCCAGGTATATTAAAGGTTTTGGCTTCATCAGAGCCCAAACTTCTATCACCTCCGAATTCAGATTCGCTAGTTGCGCTAGTTGCGCTAGTTGCGCTCCCTGCTATAGGTTCATCTTCGTCGTCGGGCATCTTCCACACTGGGCCTCCACCTACTACTGGTTCTTCATTATCATTTGTATAAATACAAAATTCTAGTTTTGATTCATGTAATTTATTTGTTAAATAATGAATTACTTCTTCGTCTGTTTTATTAGTTTTTGAATTAATTTTAACCCTCAAAAAAAATCTTTTAGTACCATATTTCATTTGATCACAAGTAAAATACAGATAATCTTTAAGAGTTATATAATCATATAAACAAGTAAAATTAGAACCAACAGGATATTTTACATATGGCTCTTTAGTTAAATCAATTCTTTGTAATTTGTCGCTAATGGGTTCTTTAGAATCATTATCTACACTTACACTCTTAAATTGTATAGGAAACATCAATTTTTCAGATGGTATAATAAACGAATTATACCAGGAATTAAATTGAAAATTTAAAAATATATCCGCCAATTTATCAAAAACTCCATATTCTATAAAAAATTGTTTAGTGTTTGCTTTATTATAATGTTCTAATATACGATTGTTATTATTTTTTGATATGTAATGTAATGCATGCAAGATTTCTATTTTAATAATCGGTTTAATATACTTTTTAAATGCACGTGACGAACGGTCGTCATCAGGCAGACAATTTAGCACAACGCAAAAGGCCATCTGCTCAGGAGCGCCCCACGGATTAGAATTTAATTTGCCGGGGTGAAACCATGTATCTGTGTTAATATATGGAAGTTCATTTGCAATAAAACTGGTAGCAGACAAAGTGATATCATACATACCCACCGTCCCCAGGCCAACATTTTTCCTCCGCTCCTTCTCCTCTTTTTTCCTCCGCTCCTTCTCCTCTTTTTTCCTCCGCTCCTTCTCCTCCCACGCCGCAGCCTTCCGCTCCCATCGATGCTGATTCCACTCACGGAAGCGAGTGCCGCCACTAATTTTTCTTGTAATATAAAATTTTTTTCTTTTATTATTTCTTTTAGTTTTTACCATTTATATATAAGTAATTATAATTAAATTATAATTTTTATTTTAATATTTTACATAAAACATTAAAATAAATTTTTTATTTTACTAAATGTTTAAATGATTTCTTACCTTCATTAATTCAGTTGCTTCATAGATACCTCCTCCTTTTCCGGGTTTATAAATATTAATTTTAGAGTTTCCAGTCAATAATAATATTTCATTATATTCTTGATTAAATATTTGTGAACCATCTTTTGAAGTTGTAAATTTAGCCATTAAAGCTTCTGTTAAAAATTTAGGAAGTTCTTTTTTATATTCTTCTTCCGATAAGATTTTGGATTTATAAGTAGAAACTAATTTATCATAATATTTTTTAGCGAGTTCAACAGAAGATGTTTCTTGATTATCTTTGGTAAATTTATTATAAATATCAGGTAAATTTGAAAATCTGGAAGCATATAAATAATGTTGAACACTTAACCAATTAAAACCTTTAAATTCTAATTTTTCATTTTCTTTATTTAATATCCAACTATTATCAAGTTTTCTTCTCCAATCTTTATTTTTGAATAGTCTAATAACACTTGGTAAAGTTTTTTGCTCTTTTGTAATAGTTTCGCCAGATCCTTCTCCTATTTTTTTATGTACTGATTTGGAAAATATTTGTATTACCATAGTATCATCATATAATTGTGATTTAGGTTTATCAACTAATGATTCAAATTTAGAATCAAAAGATTTTTTAAATTGTAAATTATTTGTTTTTGCAAAATCTTTAAAGTCAGGTATTAATGAAAATAAACCCGAATTATAAACCATACATTTTTCAGTAATTTCTTCTTTCATTTTATATGGAAGTTCTGAAAATTTAAAAGCTCCTTTATTAATATTTTTATCATATGTAATTAATTTATAATGACTACCAATTTGATAATTAGTTATAATATAATAATCAGGTTCAAATATTTCTTTTTTTTGTAATTGTTTATCTGCCTCACCACATTGTAATACTTCAGGATTTAATTCTTCCTTTTCATCAAAATTTTCTTCAGCCAATATAATAAATTTAACATTATATAATCTTTCTAAAGCTGAAACAGCCCAAATATCAGCCCAATATTTATTGGTTCTAATTACATTTCTTAAATCATCAATAGTTTTAACATCTTTCATAAAAGATAATTCTTCGTTTAATTCATTAAACTCTTTACTGGATTCGTTAATATCTACAATTTTTTGTAAATTAGATTTTGCTTCATCTAACATTTTAGATTTTTCTAAAGGATTACTGGTACCTCCTATCATAGTTTTAAGAGTTTTATGCTGTTTCTTTAATTCTGTCATTTTTTCTTGTATTTTTTTACTACCACCTTTATAATGTTGATAAAATTCCATATATGTTTTAAATTGTTCTTCGTCTAAATCTTCAGCTAATTTTTTTCTAATATTTCTAACAGTTAAATTTCCATATTTTTCTATTTCTAAAGTTTTTAAACCATCTCTTAAAACTGCGAAAAAACAGTCGCCACCGCCTTCGTTATCAACAATAGAATATTTATGACTTTTTAAAAATTTATTAAGCCATTTATCAGAATCATTAGGTGTATAATTACTAATTTCATAATCACTTTCTTCTTTTGTTTGTGTTTTTAAGATAATTGGTTTATCTACAAATTCTTTATAATTTTCTTCATCATAATCACTGCTATCTATTGTACTTTCTTCTTCACTTTCTTCTTCGCCTTCCTCTTGTTCACTTTCTTCAGTCTCTTCACCTTCTTCGTCTTCATCTTCATCAAAATCAATATTTTCTTCATCAATATTATATTTATTAGTAATATATGTTTTTGTATATGAAAAAAATAGTGGATAATCTAATTTTTCAATTATAATATTGCCATCATAATCTAATAGGTTACGATAATAAGTATTTTTAGTTTCAAAAACCCCAATTTTAGAATCAAGTTGATTATTCTTAACTAAATAGATATTAAAATATACAATATTATTATCAATATATTCAAAATTAGGTTTTCCGAGTACAAATTTAACAGATTTATTAAAAATGGTGGCTTTATAAGCATAACTTTCGCCTTCATCATTTTTATCAAGATTATTAGTTTCTAAATAATTTATATTTTCATCTATTTTTGATAGAACCATATATAAGTTATAAAAATAAGAAAATTTTATATATTTTTAATTAAAAATAATATTAAATAAAAATAAAAATATAATTATATTTTTAAATTGTTTTTAATTTTTTTTTTATTTTTTTATATATTTTTCAACAATATCTTTATGTTTAAAGATTATTCTGTTAGTAATACTTGGAAAAGTATTAGATTTTAAGTTAGATATATAATTACAATTATTAATTATAACTTCATTTTCATTAGATAAATTAATATTAGATATTATCAAAAAAATAAATTGTGTTATTAATTCATTATAATCCTTTTTATTTTCTAATTTAATATTTATAAATAATTCTTGATGTAAATTACTAATAACATCAAAAATAATTTGATTAGGTATTAAAGTGATTTTATAACAAGATATATAAAATCCACACAAGCATTTATATTTATCATTATGTTTATTAATTTCACTCACTTGTTCATAGAGATTAGATTCTGGAATTTTAATATATTTGTTAATATTATAAAATATTTCTAAATAATTATTCATAATATCGGAAAATTCAGAATTAATATTTATCAAATTAAATAACAAATCAGAATATAAACTATTAAATATTATATTATTGTATATCAAAGATTCATATATAAATATATTAACTTTATTTAATTCCTTAGGGGTTTTGGTATCATATATAGATTTATAATAACATAAAAATTCATTTTTTAATTTATCATAAGTTTGTATTGTAATTTTATTTAAAATTTTTCTAATATTAGTAATAATTAAATCATATTCAGATTTATTATTAATATCTTTAATTCTATTAATTCTAGTAGATGTTATAGTATCTTTATCTAGTGTCATTTGTTTAGAAAAATTTCTTTCAAAAGAATAATCTTCTTTGTGTGAATTTCGTCTATAATTTTTATTATTTTTATTATTTTTACTTCTATTTTTATAAGAATTAAATGTATTAAAATTAGGTGCAATATTATAGACAGGTTTTTTAATATCAAACAAGATATTATTTAAATAATTTTCAACATCTACATTTAATTTTTTATCAACTATAGTTTTAGAAAATTCTAAAATAAATGCTAAATCATATGAGGGCATGTATAATATAATATAATAATAATTTTTATATTATAAAAATATATAATATTTCGTTTACAATAATAAAATAATATATAAGATATTTTAATGAATTTTATTTTAGAATTATTAGAAGGTCAAGATAATAATTTAAACACCGAGTATTTAATTGAGAATCATTTCAAATTACCCATAGAAATGATTGATAATAAAATAGAAATAAATAAAAATATACAATCAGATATAGAATTGATTGAATTTAAAAATCAAGAAGATTTATCAAATAATAAATATAAAGAAGATTTATCAAATAATAAATATAAAGAAAATTTATATGATTGTTTGTTTCAACCAAATAACGAAATAGATAAATGCATAACAAATAAATGGGGATATTATTATACAAATAATGAAAAATTTTTAAAGGATACACAAAATTTTATAACAAATTTTAAAAATAATGTAACATTTGAAGATAGTGTAAATAATATAGAAGATAGTTATGATTCATGTGAAAGCATAGTAAAAGATAATGGATTTATAGAAAAATATCAATATATAGATTTGCCATATTTTAATAAATATAATAATGATGAATTATGTTTACAAGTAGTATCAATATTTAATTTAGCAAATCCTGTTTTTAGTTTATTAGCGCCTATATTATTATTATTATTACCATTTTTTATAATAAAATTACAAGGACATGAAATTACTTTAGAAAAATATTTAGAACATTTAAAACAGGTATTTAGTAATCACATAATCGGACAATTTTTTAATGACTTTAATGATGCACCATTTTCTACAAAAATATATCTTTTAATAAGTATAATTTTTTATGGATTTCAAATTTATAATAATATAATAAGTTGTGGTAAATTTTACAAAAATATAAAATTTATACACGATAAATTATTTAGTATGAGAGATTATATAAGTAATTCTATAAATAAATTTAATAATTTATTGAAATATACCCAGGACTTAATTAGTTATGAAAATTTTAATAATCTTATAAATGATAATATAAAAATTTTAAATAATTACTTAAAAATGTTAAATAAAGTAAAAGTATATAAATTAAGTGTAAATAAATTATTTGAACTGGGACATTTAATGAAATGTTTTTATAAATTACATAATGACAAAAATATCATAGGTTCTTTATATTTTTCATTTGGATGTAATGGTTATATAAAAAATATAGAAACATTACAAAAACATATAAAAAATAAAAATATAAATTTATGTAAATTTATAGATAATGATAATAAAACTAATTTTAAAAATTCATATTATGGAGAATTATTGAGAGATAATAGTAATAATATTATAAAAAATAGTTATAAATTAGATAACAGTCTTATTATTACTGGTCCAAATGCATCTGGAAAAACAACATTATTAAAATCAACAATGTTTAATATAATACTATGTCAACAATTAGGATGTGGATTTTTTGATAAAGCAGACGTAAAAATTTATGATTTTATACATAGTTATATAAATATACCTGATACTTCTGGCAGAGACAGTTTATTTCAAGCGGAAGCAAGACGTTGTAAAGAGATATTATCAATTATAGAAGAAAATGAAGACAAAAAACATTTATGTGTCTTTGATGAATTATATAGCGGAACTAATCCAGAAGAAGCAATTTCGAGTGCAACAGCATTGTTAAATCATCTAAATTGTAAAAATAATGTAAACTATATATTAACAACCCATTATTATAAATTATGTAAGAAATTAGATAAAAATAAATCAAAAAATTATCATATGGATATAAGAAAAGATTTAAATGATTTCCATGTTACTTATAAAATTAAAAAAGGTATAAGTAAAGTAAAAGGAGGAATTAAAGTATTGAAAGATTTAGAATATCCAGATGAAATTATTAATAAAATAAAAAATTCGTGAAATTACAATACAGACAATAAGTTAATCACTATTAATTAATAATAAAGTAATACCAATAATAATTAATATTATAGAAAAGAATTGTATAAGTTTTAAATATTTTTTAAATGTAATAGCACTAATAATCGCTAATAACATTATAAGTACTCCAGAATATATTGCTCTTGTAATTCCTGGATTTTTAATATTTTTACAAGTATTCCAATAAACTAAATTTCCTACAAATGATAATATACTCATTAATAAAATATAATAAATAATTTCATTATTTATTTCATTAGCATTATTTTCTTTATGATAATTTTTATAGAAGAAATAAGCTAATGCAACAACCCCATTAAGTATATACCATAATGTAACAAATAAATCTGAATTTATTTTTGAAGAATTTGTAAATTTATATACAAGTTCCATAATTACAAAAAATAAAGCACTAAAACCAGCAAGGAGAATATATTGCATTTTTTATATATTAAAATATTTTAAATATATTCGTTAAACCCTACTAAAAAAAATAATAATAAAATTTAATGATTAGTTTATTAAATTTTATAGATACAGGATTTATGATAACTTTAGGATTATTAATTCTGGTTTCTGGAGGAATAATGTTATATTCTTATAGAAGATTAAACTTATTAGAAAATAGTATTATAGAACATGGAAAAATTTTACAAAATTTTATAGTAAATTATAATAATCAAATATTGGTAAATCAACAAGTTTTAAATAATTCTCTTTATAATTCTCCACAAGCAAATCTAGAAAATACATCTAATAATATAAATAATATAAATAATACAAATAATATAAATAATAAAAATAATACAAATAATGAAGATAAAATAGTTGTTTCTGACGATGATAGTCATAGTAATGTAAGTGATACCGATAGTGATAATAATGAAAATGAAAGTGAAAATGAAAGTGAAGAATATAGTAGTAATGAATCAGAAAATGAAGAAAATGATAAAAAAGAAGTATTAAATTTAGAATCAAAAGAAGTTTTAGAAGAAACTAATGATAATGATGCTTTTTTAAATAATTTACCAATTGATTTAAATCAGTTAGATTTAAAATTAGATTCTAAAATTATAAAATTAGAATCATTAGAAAATGAAACAAATGAAAATAATGATAAAACAACAAACGAAAAAAAAAATTATAGTAGAATGAAAGTTGATGAATTAAGAACTTTAGTAGTAACTAAAAATTTAACAAGTAATGAAGATGCACTAACAATGAAAAAAAATGATTTACTAAAATTATTACAATAAATTTTTAATAAAAAATATATTATAAAATTATATATTAAATGAGTTGGGCTACTTGCTATAAAGGTTCTAATAATATTCATTTCAATTTTCCACCTTTAATGAATGATTCAAGAAATTATTCAAGTTATGAAGCAGGTGCAAGTTTAGATAATAAACTAAAAAAAGAAGGAAATATAAAAACTAATTCAGATTACAGAAAATATTTACAAAATAACGCTGATATAATTATAAAAAATAATCAATTAAGTGCTTGTGATGAATGTTCTACATGTCCATACTTTAATAAAAATAGTGAATTATTACCAACCACAAAACCATATATATTTGACTCTATTTTATCACAAGATAAACCATATAGTTATGAAACAAGTGATTTAAAAAATATTTATTTAACAAGACAATCTTTAGAAGCACAAATTCATGCTCCACAATTTATAATTCCGGATAAAGCAAATGAGGAAAAATAAAAAATAATATTATTTCTTTTATTTTAATTAAAAAAAAGAAATAAAAAATAATATTATTTCTTTTATTTTAATTAAAAAAAAGAAATAATCTAAACAAATATTATAAAACTATGGCTTTTGCTTTACTCGACAATTTAATGGCGCCTTTAGGAAAAGAACATTGCACAGTATATTATGTTCTAGGACTTCTCACTTTATTTTTCGCGGTTTTAGCAGTAGTAAATGGATTATTCCAGTGTTTTGATAAAAAATCGAGAACAACAGGATTTTTCTTAATCTTAAATTCATTAACTATGTTCTTTATGTATTATTTATATAGAATTGTATATTCAATGTGTATTAAAACATTATAAATTATTCAATATGTAAAAAATAAGCAAGTATCCAAACTAATACAAATGGAGAAAACGCAATAGCATCTAATTTATGGAATATTGTAATAATATATGCTGCCAATGCATGTATAGTTGCTGTTCTAATTTTTTTATGATTAACATAATCTTCATCTGTCATAGTTTTAATATCATATAAACCAAACATAGCAAAATATGACACAACAATTACAAATATAAAAGATAATATAAAATATTTATTTAAAACTAATTTTAATGCATTCTTTTTATCTTCTCTAATAATTATACTTATTATAGTAATAAGAATTAATAATATAAAAAAAATAGTAAAAAAAATTTTTTGATTAAAATTAATTATATCAATATCTTGTCCTTCCATTTATATAATATTTTAATATAAAAAAATTATTATTTATTTATATTAATGAAAATTCTTAGTATTGACGTTGGAATAAAAAATTTAGCATATGTCATAGTTGAACAATTAAAAAATAATGAAGAATTTATTATTAATAAATGGGATATAATTAATTTATGCAATAAAATACCTTCATGTTCTTGTTGTTGTAAACCTGCTAAATTTTCTAAAAATAGTGATTATTATTGTAAACAACATACTAAAAAAACAGATTTTAAAATTCCAACAATAAATACTAAAATTTTACCAAAAAAAAATTTAAAAGATATAACAGCAATTGCAAACGAAAACTATATAGAATTTGAAAAATCAACATCTAAAAGTGATTTAATTAAATTAATAGAAGAACATATAGATAAAAATTATCTTAATGTTATTAATATATTGAATGCTAATGATATTAAATTAATTGATTTGGGAGTTAATTTAAAAACAGAATTTAATAATCTTTTTTCTAATATAGATCTTCAAACAATAGATATTATATTATTAGAAAATCAAATAAGTCCTATTGCAAATAGGATGAAAACTATTCAAGGTATGATAGCACAATATTTTATAGATTGTGGAAACTATAATATAGAATTTATGTCAGCATCAAATAAATTAAAACTTTTTAGTGATAAAAAAAAAACGACTTATGCTGAAAGAAAAAAAATGAGTATAAATTATACACAAGAATTATTAATAAAAAAAAATATGATTAAAGATTTAGAATATTTTAACAAAAATAATAAAAAAGATGATTTAGCCGATTGTCTTCTACAAGGAATATATTATTTATCGACTTTTAATAAACTAAATATTTAGATTATATTATATTATTATAATATAAATGACTAATTCGAATGAAGAAAAATTTACTTTTAAATTAGAGGAAAAAAGTCATCTTGAACATATTACTGAGAGTGAAAATAATCGTAAACTAGATAAATTAGCAGAACAACTTGATAGTACGTTTTCACACCTTTTTTCACACCTTGATCCTCCTTTCTCTGATAAAATTAATTTCGAAAAAGTTAAAAATGGAATGAAAAGACAAATTGAAGCACAAAAAGGGGATCTTGATAACCCGAGTTATCTTACAAATTTACATAAATATTTAACAATATTTTATAAAATTAAAGAAAATTCAACAACTCAAGGTGTTCAAGACGAAATAAACGAGCTCTATGCCGCGCTCCCTCCACCAGATGAAACACCCAACCCACCGCTCTTGCCGCCATCGCCAGCACCCAAGGTGCCACCTCCCAAGCGGCGTGGTTTATTCGCCCCCCGCCGCACCGCCGCGACGGTTCACGCCGCATCCGCCTTCGCACCCTCCGCCGCTGCCGCCGACCCAGACGCACCAGCAGAAGCACCACCAGCAGCACCACCAGCATCACCAGCACCACCAGCACCAGCAGCACCATCGGCAGCACCACCAGCAGCAGAACCACCAGCAGCAGAACCACCAGTAGCACCACCAGCAGCAGAACCACCAGCAGCAGCAGAACAACCAATTGCACCAGCAGCAGCACCACCAGAACTAACAGGAGAACAACAAGCACATCTAGATGCTATGGCGCCCACCGCCGCCGCCGTCGCCGCCCCCTCCGCCACAGCCGACGAGAAGCTGGCGGCCGGGGAAGATGTATTTGGCGCGAGTCAGGGTGATAAGGAAATGTCAGGAGGCAGCATAAGAGGTACCAAAAGAAGAAAATATAGAAATAAAAAGAGTAAAACAAGAGGCAGGATAAGAAAAAATTATACAAATAAAAAGCGTAACAAAAAAGTAAATAAATCTGCAAAAAAATAATAAAATAAATATATTTATATTTAATAATATATTTATTTTTCGTATTACTTAAAAATTTAACTTCTATTTAAAACATAATAAATGGACGTAATAGAAATAAAACCAGATATAATTGAATTAGATGAATTACAAGAACCAGATTTAAAATTAGATATAAGCGAAACAGAAGCAAGACCTTCGGTAAACTTTGGTAGTGGAATTGAATTATTAATGAATGATAAAAAAACAGAAAAAAAATCAACCTCAAATGTAGAAATAAACGATATAACAAAATTAGAAGATGAACTAAATGATTTAGCAGAAAGTATAAGTGATGATAACATAAAAATAACCGATATAGGAGAAACAAAAAATATATTTGGAGGTTTATTTGGTAATGATAAAAAAGATGGAAATAATGTTAAGCAAGTATTTCAAAACGATAATGCAAAACAACCAGATTTAGGAAAATCAACATCAAATATGAATGAAAATAAAACATGGGATGGATTTGGAAAATTTAATAATGTACCTGTAAATTTAGATAAAGTTGAAAAGAAACCAGAATTAACAAAAGAAGAAGAATTAAAAGAAAGATTTAAATATCTAAGAAAATTAGAAGAATTAGAAAAGAAAGGAGTATCTTTAAGTAAACGCTATAACATGGATTCAGATTTACAAGAAATGATAGGTGAATATGAAACAATAATTGCGGAAAAAGAGAAATCAAATTCTGTAAAATTTCAAGGAAAAATGTTGATGGCTTGTGTAACGGGTTTAGAATTTTTAAATAATAAATTTGATCCATTTGATATAAAATTAGAAGGTTGGGGAGAGCAACTAAACGAAAATATAGAAGAATATGATGAGATTTTTTCAGAATTACATGAAAAATATAAATCAAAAGCAAAGATGTCTCCAGAATTAAAACTATTATTTCAACTAGGTGGTTCAGCGGTAATGGTCCATATGTCAAATACTTTATTTAAATCGGCGATGCCAGGTATGGATGATATAATGAGACAGAATCCAGAATTAATGAAACAATTTACATCTGCAGCAGTAAATACAATGGGAAATAACGGAAATCCAGGTTTTGCGGGATTTATGAATAATGTATTTGGAGGCGGAGGTGGAGGTGGAGGACAGCCTCAAAATGATTCAGGATTAGGATTTGGTCCATCGTCGAGAAGAGAGATGCCATCAAATGTAAATGAAGGACCACCTCCAGAACCAGTTGAAACTAAATTACCAGATAGAAGCCAACGAACTCAAAATTTACCTAACAGACCAGATTTAATGTCAGCTCGAGGAATTTCATTAGATAATGAAGGATATGCTGATAAAGAACAACGAATTTCAAGACCAGAAATGAGAGGTCCAAATGCTAAACAAACAGAAATAAATTCATTATTGAGTGGTTTAAAAACAAAACAAATAATTGTTGATAATAAAGAATCGTCAACAATTAGTATAGAAGATTTAAAAGAATTGACAAATGCAAAAATACCAAAATCAAAAAGAAAACAAAAATCAGATAAAAATATAGTTTCATTAGATATTTAATTATATTGTTTTTCAATAATTACCAAAGCATAATGTAAGATATGTTTCCGTTGTTTCATAGAAATGTGTAAAAGGAATATTACGAATAGTAGTTTTTTTGTCTTTTTGAATAACAAATGTAATTTGTTTAGACATTTATAAATATATAAAATTAATTATTTTTATATATTTTTTATTTAGAATTAATCTATAAAAATAAAATAATGAATGAAGATTATTCTAATCTAAAAACCTTAGTTATAAATTTAGATGATTATATTAATAATTATAATAAACAATTACCATATTTAGAAAGTGTTAGATTAAACATAGAACGTTTTAGTGGAATAAATGCTTTAAAAGGAGAACATAAAAAAGAAGATTACAATAAATATATTTCAAACTTTGCATTAAATTTTCAACCCTTATCTATTATTGGATGTGCATTAAGCCATATATTATGTTGTAAATATATTTATGATAATTATATTAATAAGTATGAGTATTTTTTAATAATGGAAGATGATGCGTTTCCTTGTTATAATAAAAATGATTTTTATTATTTATTAAATAATAATTTAAAAGAAATTGAAATTTTAGATAAAAATTGGGATATTATACAATTACATAGCGATGCTTTTTTTCCTAATTATGAAACATATTTTACTCATTTTATTTCTGGAAGTACAGCGGCTTATTTAATTTCTAAAAATGGAATAGAAAAAACTTTAAATTCAAAAATATATAGTCACGCAGATGTTATTCAACATAACTTTATAAAATATAATAAATATAAAGCGAGACATAATCTTTTTTGGACAAATGAAAAAAATAGTTTAAATAGAGTTAGCAATAAAAATTTTAGTTTTTATAATTTATCTTTATATACAAAAACAAAAATAATCGAATTTATAAATAAATATTTAATATCTATACCATTAAGAGGTGAAAAAACTTATGCTAATTTTTTAGAATTCAAAATTATAAAAATACCTTTTTTTCATAAAGAATATACAGCAAATGAAATAATAGATTATTTAATTGGAATTTTAGTATTAAAAAAATTAAAATATAAACAATTAACTAATTAAAGTAAAAACCATAATTAATATTATTATAGTTATTATAATGGAAGTTTCAGAAAATACTTATGAACCAAAATTAGTATGTGATAAAGGAAATATTATATTAAATAGTATTACCGATAGAGAATCAAATCAGAAATGTTATAATTTAAAATTTGATTTTAACAATTTAGACCCAAATAAAGTAAATATAAAATCTTTAATGGGTCCCAATATTTATAATTTATTTGAAAAAATATCACCAGAATTAGTTGAAAAAATTTATATTTTAAATATAATTAACAATAACGAAACAGATATTTGTATATTAATGAAACCAATTGCAAAAGAAATTGGTATTAAACCAAAATATATGATGTTTAGAACATCAAGACAAATAAACTATAACGCAAATACTATTACTTTTTATAACAATGATTTATCTCGTATGGATTATAATCTTTATGAAGATTATAAAAAATTAATAAAATTAAATACTGACATTTATGATAAAATGACATTCAATTATGGTAAAACACAAATTAAAATAAATAATCTAAATGAAAATGAAATTTATAAAGTTGATAGTGAAGAAAATTTTACTTCAATATTAAATATAAATTTTTCAATAGATTTTATTATAACTATTAAAGACCCATTACCAATATACATGGAAAATTTAATAGGATTAATGTTAAAAAAATTGTTTCATAATCTAAAATTATTTATAGAAAATATAAATAAATTAGTATAAATATTAAAAATTAATTATATTTATTTATAAAATGTTAGATAATCTAAAATTATTTATAGAAAATATAAATAAATTAGTATAAATATTAAAAATTAATTATATTTATTTATAAAATGTTAGATAATATAAATAATTTTATTAGTATTTTAAATATATTTTATATATTAGGTTCTTCTATTTCTAATTATTATTTTTTAAACTTTTTATCAAAATTTTTTAATAAAATAGAAAAAAAAGAGAGATTAGAATTAATAAAAAATATAGGTGATAAATTAGAAAAAATTAACATTTTTTATGTAAAAATATTCCAATCATTATCTTTAAATGATGTTTTATTATATGATAATGAGAAGGATTATTTACTTAAATATTCTGATAATGTTCCATATAATTCAGATGATATAGATTATAATATTCTTGATGAATTACAAGATAAATATAATATATATTTAGATGAATATGAACCATTAAATTCAGGAATAATAAGTGTTGCATTTAAAGGTATTATTGGAGAAGATAATAAAAAAATAGTTATAAAAATTATAAAAAATAATGTAAAAAATAAAATAGAAAAAGCATTTGAAGAAATAGAGTTATTTATTTATATATTATCTATTATTCCTTACATAAAAAAATTTAA